GATGTTAGATCCAGAAGGTAGTGGTGGAATGAGACCTGTTGATCCAACTCAACTTGGTGCAACCGAAGGTGAACCAGATGCTGCATTAAGATCTATGGATGTAGATGCTAAAGCAACAACTATGGATGCAAATATAGTTAAACCGAAAGGTGGAGAAATCTAGTGCCTATCCCCAGAGATAGTAGTGAAGATCATATTTTTAATATAAATTTAAAAGAAAGTGAGATAAGACTGCTGTATAATTCAGTGGTCTTTTATAATGAAAATAGACCTATTTCGGGTGCTAGACCATCACATCAACAAGAATCAACCGCAGATTTAAATCATATGAAACGTATTTTATTTGCAATGATTATGGAGTCAAATTACCACTCTGCAGATAGTTTATAAATAAAATGGCGACACTATTATTTTACCATGCCTGAAATAACTAATGATTTAATGGATATGATTATTGCAGATGAATCACCATCAGCAGTAAGTGATAAGATTAAGGATATTCTTTTTGCTAAATCAGCAGAAAAGATTGATGCTTCAAAACCTGAAGTAGCAGCACAAACATTTGGTGCAGATACAGAATCTGAAGCGGAAGTGCAGGATGCTGTTGATGATAATGCTGCACATATTAGTGGAGAAGTTGCTGCTGAAAAGGCATCGGCTGATCAGTAATTATAAATAAATTTTATAGGACGTAAATGATTCCCAATGAAACTTATTAGAGAAGAAATAGAATCAGTAGAATTTATTACTGAAAGACTAAAGAATGGGAAGCAAAACCTTTATATAGAAGGTATCTTTCTACAAGGAAACATTAAAAACCGTAATGGTAGAATGTATCCTATGGAAACTCTTCAAAGAGAGGTTGCCAGATATAATGAATCAAATGTTACTTCTGGTAGAGCACTTGGAGAATTAGGTCATCCTGATGGTCCGACTGTAAACCTTGATAGAGTTTCTCATAAAATTGTTTCACTTAAAGAAAGTGGTTCTAATTTTATTGGAAAGGCAAAAATCCTAGACACACCAATGGGTTCAATTGCAAAGTCTCTTATAGGAGAAGGTGTAAAATTAGGTGTTTCATCTAGAGGAATTGGTTCATTAAAACCAACCCGTGAAGGATTTAATGTTGTTGGTGATGACTTTATGTTAGCAACAGCAGCAGATATAGTTGCTGATCCTTCAGCTCCCGATGCATTTGTTGAGGGAATTATGGAAGGTAAAGAATGGATATGGGAAGGTAATAGTTTCCGTGAGCAAATTGCTAACGAAACAAAAAACAAGATTGAGTCTCTTGCTACCCAAAAAAGACTCGAAGAACATAAATTAAGTCTTTTTAATGAGTTTATTAACTCATTGTAAATACTGGGTTTATAAATAAATATAGATTTTAACTTTTTACAGGAAATCGGAGATTACTCAAATGTCTAGTGGCAACGAATTACAAGCAATGGAAGAGGACGTTAAGCAATCCAAGACTGCAGTAAACGCTAATGCAGCACCTGCACAACCTATGGAGAAGCTTTCTACTGGAGGCACAGCCCCTACAGTGGAAGACCTTGGCGGTCCAACACCAGATAACTATAGTCCAACTAACGACTCTGCAAAGTTGAAGCCACCAGGCGGAACTTTAAAGCAAGTTAGAGACGTAGTTAATAAGGGTGCGAAGCCAGCAGACCCAATGAAGGGTATGAAGGAAGAGGAAGAAACCGACGCACCTGTAATAGAAGAAGAAGAGTCTACTACTAACGAAGTAGTTGCAGAAGAACCTGCAGCAACTGAAGAAGTAGTTTCGGAAGAAGAAGCACCTGTTGCTGAAGCACCTGCATACACAGAGATAAGCATCGATGATGATGTTAAAGCTCTTGTAGAAGGTGAAGAACTTTCTGAAGAGTTTAGAGAAAAGGCAAAGACAATTCTTGAAGCAGCAATCAAAGGTAAGGTTGTTGAAATCAAGGAAGTTCTTGATGCTGAGTACGAAGCAAAACTTCTTGAGGAAGTAACCGAAATCAAATCAGCACTTAATGAGCGTGTTGATTCCTACCTAGAATATGTTTCTGACGAGTGGTTCACTGAGAATCAACTTGCAGTAGAGGCGGGTCTTAAGGAAGAACTAACAGAATCCTTTATGACTGGTCTAAAAGGTCTTTTTGAAGAACATTATGTAACTATCCCTGAAGAAAAATATGATGTACTTGAGAGTATGGTAGAAAAACTAGATGAAATGGAAACAAAACTCAACGAGCAAATTGAGAAGAACGTTTCCCTAAACAGCAGACTCGGTGAGTCAGTTGCTAACGGAATCCTCGAATCAGTTTCTGAAGGTCTTGCAGACACTCAGAAAGAGAAGCTCGCCTCACTTTCCGAAAGTGTAGAGTTTGCAAGTGAGCAATCTTATCGTGACAAGTTGGAGACACTTAAGGAATCTTATTTCCCTACAAAGAGTGCATCTCCAAATGCTAAATCCGAGAGTCTATCAGAAGGTGTAGATCATGCTGGTGCTGATGTATCAGGTTCTATGGCTTCATATATGAATACTCTACGAGGTTTAACAAAGTAACTGATTTCAAAATTTAAGTAAACCTATTAACTAAAGCAAATGTTCCAATCAGAACAGTTGCAGGAAAAGTGGGCTCCTTTACTAGATTACGAGGGCATGGACCCTATTAAGGATAATCATAGAAAGGCCGTTACCGCAGTCCTGCTAGAAAACCAAGAGAAATTTTTAAGAGAGCAAAGTGCATTTGAAAATGGCACTACAATGCTCACCGAGCAACCAACAAACAATACTGGATCAGTAGCTGGAAAGCCTGGTTTCAGTGGTACTGCCGAAGCTGGTGGTCCTGTTGCTGGTTTCGACCCAGTTCTAATCTCTTTGATTAGAAGAGCAATGCCTAACTTGGTCGCTTATGACCTTGCTGGTGTTCAACCAATGAGTGGTCCTACTGGACTTATCTTCGCAATGAGATCCAGATATAAGAATCAGTCTGGTGAGGAGACCTTCTATGATGAGGTTAACTCTGCATTCTCTGGACAGAACAATGCACACGACCTAACTTCTGGTTTAAGTGGTGCTGCTACAGGTATGGGTACAACAGGTCAGACAGGAACTAACCCTGCTGTTCTTAACCCATCTGCAACAACTGCTGCTCAGAACAAACTATACAATACTGGTCAAGGTATGCGTACAGACCATGCTGAAAAGCTTGGTAACGGTACTGCTAACGAATTCAACCAGATGGCATTCTCAATCGAGAAAGTCACTGTGACTGCGAAGTCAAGAGCCCTCAAGGCAGAGTACAGTTTAGAACTAGCTCAAGACCTTAAAGCAATTCATGGTCTTAATGCTGAAGCAGAACTTGCTAATATCCTTTCTACTGAGATCCTTGCGGAAATCAACAGAGAAGTTATTAGAACTATCTACAAGACTGCTGAACAGGGTGCTGCACAGAACGTTGCAACTCCAGGAATCTTTGACCTAGATATCGACTCAAACGGTAGATGGTCAGTTGAGAAGTTCAAGGGACTTTTATTCCAAATTGAGCGTGATGCTAACGCAATCGCACAAAGAACTCGTCGTGGAAAGGGTAACATCATCCTTTGTTCTGCTGACGTTGCTTCTGCACTTACAATGGCTGGTGTACTAGACTACACACCTGCTCTTAATGCTAACCTTAATGTTGATGATACTGGCAATACATTTGCTGGAACATTACAAGGTAAGTATAGAGTATACATCGACCCATATTCTGCTAACCTAACAAGCGGTAACGCTTCTTCTGGTAATCAGTATTATGTTGTTGGTTATAAGGGTTCTTCACCTTATGACGCTGGATTATTCTACTGCCCATACGTTCCTCTACAGATGGTTCGTGCAGTTGGAGAGAACACATTCCAGCCTAAAATCGGATTTAAGACTCGTTACGGATTGGTTGCTAACCCATTCGCAGAAGGTCTTACTGAAGGACTTGGTGCTCTTACTATTAACTCAAACCGTTACTACAGACGTGTTGCTGTTAAGAACCTTATGTAAGCGAGACGCTTATATTTCTTCAAAGACTCTGCTTCGGCAGGGTCTTTTTTTTATGTTCGGTAATTACTAC